TAGGTCGTTGTAGTCGCGGTCGCCGACTTCTTCGCCGTGTGTCGGATCCGCAACTCCATATAAAACCGCACCAGATAGGGCTAATTCAAGCGCGTTGAAATCCATGCTGTATGCCTCTATGTTGACGACCCCGAGTGTTTCAACATCGAAATCACCGGTGCCAACATTGATCCTAATATTTCCAAGGGTATCCGAATTCTGAACGGCAGTCTCGGCGAGGTTCCAAACATTGGAAGAATTGGTGACCACGGTTTCCAATGCCAGGAAACTATTACTGACTGTTCCTAAATTTGTTTCCAATGTCTGGACGTCATTAGTAAGCCCTGACGCAGTCAGTTCCAATGCCTGGAAATCATCGAGCGGGGCGAAGAGGGTCAGGGCGTCAACCACATCATATTCCAGCGACTGATCGGAATAGACGACTTCCACATCCTGATAGCACAGTACGAGACGGTTGGTCTGCGATCCCGCGATCGTCTCTGAAATCACATAGCCCTTGTAGCTGCCGGGGGTGAGGTTTCCTTGGGCGGGGGTGGTTGCGAAGGAAACCACGCCGGCGGACTGCTGCACGGTGCCGGTGGAGGATAGATAGGTATTGGTGCGGTCGGTGCCGAGTCCGGTCACCTGCCAAACCACCGTCTCCCCGGTATTCGTTAGAACAATCGGACGGCTTCCACGCCGGGCGCGGTGGGTATAGTCGATGCTTTCCGCTGCGAACCATTGCAGATCCAGCGTCTCACTGCTGCCCAGACTCGCATCCCAGCTTTCGTTGAAGACACGATCGGCGGCGAAGCCGCCAGAGGTCAGAAGACAGAAGACAGAGGTTAGAAGACAGATAACTGATTTCATTTTATAATCCTTTGGATTTTTTAAGGTGGAACAGAATCTTTCCGGCGTGGCTTTCCCTGCGGCCGGCCAGTTCAAATTTGCGTTCATCATCCCAGTGCGCGGCGGCCGCTTTGGCCCGGACGTAGGGAACGAACATTTCCGGAAAGGCCACGACCTCCCAGTGGGTACCATCGTCAGCTTCCGGTTCGTTGCCTTCATTGGCGTCGACTAGGCTGCGGAAGGTGCGGCCGCTCGCGGGGCTGAAGCAGGTGCCATTCTTTGAATAAATCTCCGAGTAGTCCCACTCCGTGCGGGAGAAGACGGGGGGATAGGGGCGGATTCGTACCCAGACCGTGCCCGTGGTGTCGAACACGCGGTAGCCAGCGGGGGAATCCTCGTAGGGCAGCGGGGCAATTTTACCGATGGCATTGGCCTCGGTGGTGTAGATCCCCTCAATCGCATCGATGTCCGTCTTGCTGGCGGCGCTCCAGGGCAGCACGTTGTCGGCGTTGAGCGTACGTTCCTCAACCTTCTGCAGCTCCGGCCAGAAGGCACTCCGGACGGCAGCGGCCAGCGCGTCGTTCACATATTCCAACTGGGTGTTTCCCCCGGCGCTGCCCGGCGCGAAATTCGCCGGATCCTTTCCAATGCCTGGAAGAAATTTCTGCTCAAAAAATACTCTGAAATTCACGGTTCTCATGCCAAACCTCCGGTTTCAGGTTTCAAGTTTCCAATTTCAGAGAGGTTGGTTTCCTTAAAGCCGAGCCGCCCGGTCTGCGCGTTGTCGCGCTGCTGGGTTTGGAAGCCGACATATTCGAGCTGCTCCTGAATGATGGCGGCGGCGGCGGGGGTGATCGGCGGGAAGGCCTCGGGGTTTTGCTGGCGCAGCTGAAGCTCCTGCTCCAGCGCCTGCAAGCGGATGGGGAAGTTCTGCGCGCGGTTGTCGTCGGGCCGCAGGGGGCGGATGCCGTTGAGCATGAGGGAGAGGTTCTTTTTCTCGTCCTCGCTTTCGGCGGCGTTGGCGGTTTCCTGACTGCGGACGGATTCGTCGGCCCAGTTTGGATCGATACTTTCGAGGATGCGCACGGCAATGGCGGAGCCATCGATGCGCTTGTTGTCGTCCATGGCGCGCAGGTATTTGAAGGCGACTTCGGCCTTCTTGGTGAGGTAGTCCATGTTGAGGTCGCGCACATCGAAGGTCAGCGAGATGTTGTAGCGGCCCTGCACTTTGGCGCGGTCGAACGGCTCGATGCTTTCCACGCTGCGCGCGGTGATTTCCGCGATCTGCTGGGGATCCATTTTCTCATGGATGAGCTGCAGGCACATCATGAACATTTCGGCCAGCCCGCCGAGGAAGTTGTCGACCCGGCTCTGGGAGAAGAGCAAAACAAACGCCTCGTTGGTATCCTCGAAGGGGATGCCGAAGTATTCGCCAATCTGCCGGCGCTTGCGCTGGTAGTGGTCTTTGTTGGAGGTGGGATATTTCGGGGGATCGATGTAGCCGAGGGAGTTGCCTTCCCGGGGGCCGACTTCCACCTCGCCGCAAGGGGTGAAGCGATAGGTACCGGCCGGCGCGCCGCTGGGAATTTTGCGGACGGGGTTGGTGGCAATCTGGGTGTGGTCCTCAAAGGAGTCGTCCAGCAGTTTGATGGAGTTCTGGATGGTGGAGAGCAGTTCGCTCACGCCGCGGCCATCGGCCAGCGCGGAGGTCAGGGCCTCGCGGCTGAAGTGGATGCAGGGGTATTTTCCGTGGGAGCGGTCGAAGAGGTGGCGGTCGGTGGCGGGGAGGTCCACAAAATAGGAGCAGGTCTGCCAGTAGATTCCGGCAATGCCGTCGTCGTTCACGGCGCGCGCCAAAACCGTTAAAATTTCATACAGCTCATCCGCGGCGGCATCGAGCGAGCCATCCACCGCTTCGGAGATGGCCAGGCTGTCGGCCGCCTCGTCGGAAAAGGCGGTTTTGCCGCGACCCACATCGAGCAGGGCCTTGACAAACTTCTGACTCCAGCCATGTTTTGCGGCATCCTCGCGCACTTGCGCGGCGGTCAGGAGGTTGCGGCGGATGATCCAGGGGCTGCGCTGCAGGTCCGTCACATAGCGGGGATAGAAGACATCCTCGAACTGGCGCAGAGCGGCAATGCGCGGCAGCGCGCTCTTGACGCGCGGCATGGGGAACTCCACCTCGCCTTTGGCATAGAGTCCCGTTACCATCTTGTTGATGCGCGCCGGCTTGAGCTGCTCGAAGCGCGCGGAGAGCACCTGCCGCAGCTCGATGGCGCGCTCGGGGTTGGTCACGAGGTCGATGAGGATGTCGCCCTCTTCTGGGCTGGGTTCCTCGGGCATGACCTCCACAATCTGGGCGATCAGCTCGTCCCAGGTGATGGTTTGCATGACGACTTCCTTTTCCTCTTCCCAGTCGCACCAGAGGACGGCGCCGGCGGGGCTGTCGCCATAGGTGTATTGCGCGAGGAGTTCCACCTGACGCGGAAAGTCGGTGCTCCACTGGTTCTTGACCAGCCATTTGATCAGGGTGGAGTTGTAGCCGCCGTTCTTGCCGTCGGTGCCCTCCATGCCCATGTCGCGAGGGGTGGCACGCAGCGCGGCGGTCTTGAGTTCGGCAACGATGTAGTTGATGACGCCATCGGAGGTGAAGGGGCGGGTGTCGGACGCGCCGTCGAAGGGCATGGCCGGGTGGTTGAGAACGGAGTCGCGCTTGCGGCCGTCGGGGCTCTGACCTTCCCAGCGGCAGAGGCGCTGATCGAGCGCGGTGGTGCGGGCGGTTTGCACCGCATCGGCAATGTCCGTGCGGTGGGCGTTGATGACGGCCTTAACGGCCAGAACGTGCGAAGCGGACGCCTTCTCGCGTCCGCCGTCTGCTTTTACAAAATCGAGGGTGGGGGTTTCGTCGTTCATATTAACCGCCTACACGTTTGCGCGCCCAGTCGAGGGTGCTTTGGGTGACGGTGCATCCGCCGGAGGTCGACACGCTGCGTTCGCCGCCGACGACAATCTCGGGGTGAACGCGCTTCACTTCGTCTACAAAATTGGGTTCGTTCCAGGCATTATCGACGCCGTGCTTGCGGCCATAGTCCAGACCGTTGGTGAACAGCTTGGGGTCGATCTGCATGTCGCGTTCGACGGAACTGCCGCACTTGCGGCCGACGTTGCGATGATCCTTCGCGCGGTGCTGCCGCTGGATCGCCGCCGTGGTTTCTTTGTCCGTGCTGATGGCCATGGGTTGGTTCCTGTTGGGAGGGGCGGCATGAATGCCGCCCTTACAAATTCCCCGCCCGGATCTGTAGTCCGGGCAGGGGTGGAGGTTACTGGATGAGGAAGTAGAATTTCGCGCTGCCGGAGATCATGGCCGACAGCGCCTGCGCGGAGTCCGGAGTGAACACAAAGTCCAGCGTATCGGCAGAGGTATAAACCTTCTTCCCGAGCGATAGGGAGGACGCGGCTTGCCCGTACTTCTTCCAAACCTCCGTGCCATCACTGGCCAGAACCATCGCGGCCAGGAATAGATCCGCATCCGTCCCGTCCCCCACGGTCACCGTACAAGCGGTCACATTGGTGGCGGCGGTGTCGAACGCGGTGTCGAGCACGGCCATGGTGAGGATGCACGCGGTTTTGGCCGGCACCGCAACCGTGAGGGTCTGCGCGGTGTTGGCCGTGGTTTCCGTCAGGTCGGTGGAGTCCATG